GTCCTTGAGGTAGATCAGCTGCAGCCGCCGCGGCGCCCGGCCGCGCCCGAGCCGCCCAGGCCCAGCCAGCAAATGGGGCTGGACGCGAATGCGGGCCAGCTTTCGGCCGCCGCCGTGGTGGCGGTGGATTCGGGCGCGTCGCCTGCCGCGCTGGCAGCGGCGGCGCAACAGGGTGTGCAACAGGGCGCGCTGCAAGAAAGCGCCCAAGCGCAGCAAGCGGCGCTGGCTGCCCGGCAGGCCCAGGGGCCGCGCGAGGCCGCAGCGCTGGAGCGCGTGGCCGCGCTGGACGAGCAGCTGGCAGCGGCCCGCCAGAGCCTGTCCGCGCTGGACGCGCAAGCCGCCGCGCCGGGTGGCGCACAGGATGAGCCGCAGCAGGCCGCGCGCGCGCAGCTGGCGCAGCAAGTGCAGCAGCTGCAAGCCGAGCGCGAGAGCCTGACGCAAGACTGGCCGCGCATGCAGGCGGGCAAGGCTTTGAGCTTTGGCACGGAAAGCGGCGCGCAGCTGGCGGGGCACTGGGCGCTGGCCGAGGCCGACCAGCTGGTGACGTCGCACGATGAGGGCTTGCGCCAGAACCCGGTGTACCCGCAGCAGTTGCAGCCGCGCGAGCGCAGCCGGGCGGCCAGCGAAGCGCAGATTGCGCGCATGGCGCAGCGCTTGCAGCCCGAGCGCCTGGCGCACAGTGCAGACGCGGCCACGGGCGCGCCCATTGTGGGCGCAGACGGCCTGGTGGAATCGGGCAACGCCCGCAGCATTGCCATCAAGCGCGTGTATGCGGGGCCAGGCCCGCAAGCGGCCGCCTACAAGGACTTTTTGCAAGCGCACGCTGCCGAGTTTGGATTGACGCCCGAACAAGTGGCCGGCATGCAAAAGCCCGTGCTGGTGCGCGTGCGCGACACGCCCGTGAACCGCGCCGAATTTGCGCGGCAGGCCAACGCGCCCACGGTGGCGATGATGTCGCCTGCGGAGCAGGCCCGCGCGGATGCGGCGCGCATGGACTCGATGGATGGGCTGGAGCCGGATGAGAGCGGGGACTTTTCCGGCGCGGCCTCGCGCGGTTTTGTGCGCCGCTTCATGGCGCGCCTGCCGGTATCCGAGCAGGCGGCGATGGTGGACGCCGACGGGCGGCTGTCCAGCGCGGGCTATGCGCGCGTGCGCAATGCGGTGCTGGCCAAGGCATGGGGCACAGGTGAGGGCGGCAGTGATGCGCTGGCGCGCATGACCGAGAGCCTGGATGACAACACGCGCAGCATCAGCCGTGCGCTGATGATGGCTGCGCCAGAGACGGCGCGCATGCGCGAGGCCATTGCCGCTGGCGCGCGCCATGACGCGGACATTGCGGGCGATGTGGCCGCCGCCGCCCAGGAGATTTCTCGCCTGCGCGAGGCGGGCCAGAGCGTGCAGCAGGCGCTGGCGCAAACCGACGCCTTTGGCGACAAGCACACGCCGGAGGCCCGCGCGCTGATGCAGTTCATGGCCGACAACGCGCGGCGGCCCAGGCGCATTGCCCAGCTGATCCAGGCTTACTGGCAGGCGCTGGATGCGGCGGGCGACCCGCATCAGCAGGGCATGTTTGGCGGCCAGGCCGCGCCCACGAAGCAGGCTTTGCTGCAAGCGGCGATGCGGCAGGTGCAGGACGCGCCCGCCCAGAGCGCGGCTCAAGAAAGAGAGGCTCAAGACAGGGCGCAAGCGGCCTGGAACGCCTTGCCGCCAGAAGGCCGCCATCAGCTGGCGCTGGCCGCTGGCGTGCAAGGCGTGGTGGCGCGCAACGCTGCGCGGCATGCTGACTGGAGCAGCCTGCCCGCTGCGATGCAGCAGCGTCTGGCGCAGGCCGTGAAGGCGGCCCCGGAAACTGCGCAGGCGGCGCTGGCCAGCAGGCGGGCCAAAGCCTTGACAGACGATGAGCGCGCCGCCGTGCTGCAAGGCCCGCCGGTGGCTTCTCTGACGGGTGATGAAGCGCCGCGCGCTGGCATGCAGTCGGTGCGGCAGTGGGCCACGCGCTTGTTTGCCGCCCAGGGCGGGCTGGCGCAAAACCCGGAAATCGGCCCGGTGGTGATGGACGCGCGCTCGGTGCGCGACTCAATGGCGCACGGCAAGGCCAACCCGTTCAAATACGCCGCCTTCGCGGCCGTCAAGGATGTGCTGGAACAGGGGGTGCTGGTTGCCAGCAGCACGCATGGGCGCGATGGCGAGAGCCATTTCATCAGCGCGCCGGTGCAAATTGCGGGCAAGGATGACGTGGTGACGGTGCTGGTGCGGCGCGACCCGAACGAGCAGCGCATGTATTTGCACAGCGTCGCCACAAAAGAATATCTCCTGAACCGCCGAGTTTCCGGGACTGACACCGCAAGCGATGTGGAGCGATCCGGCTCATCCAGTTCAGGAGACGCAGCCAGTGTAGCGCCTGCGGGCGCGCCGGGCAAGCTGCCGGGCCATCATGTGGCGCAAAGGCTGCATGAGTTGCTCACGCGCCGCGTGGGTGCTGCCAGCGCCGCGCCAGGCCGTGACAATGCGGGCCATGAAACCGCCCATAAATCCGCCCATGAATCCGCCCATGAATCCGGCGTGCCGCGAGGGCTTGCCGCCCGCGAAACCGCAGACTCGCGCCAGCTTGAAGGCATCATCAACCGCAACCTTGAGCGCAGCGGACAAGAAGCGGCCTTCAAGGCCCTGGCCGTCGGGGCGGATCAACTGCCTGACGCCCTTCGTGGCGCCCTGGCCGCCTTCGAGCGAGCCACCGGAGCGCGGGCCGTCGTCTTCAGAAACCTGACGCCGCACGTTGCCGACTTCAACGGCGTGACGGTGCGCGACGGCACGCTGTTCATCAACGAAACCAGCCAAAGCCCCATCACGGGCGTGGCCGCGCACGAGTGGCTGCATAACTTGCGCCGCACGCATCCGGCCCTCTACCATGAGCTGGCCGCCGAAGTGGCCCGTCAGGGCGATGCGCAAGGCTTTGCCCGCCAGTGGGGTTATGCCCCTGGCGAGGCGCAAGAAGAACTCACGGCCGCCGCCGTGGGCGATGCCATGACCGACCCGCAGTTTCTGGCGCGGCTGGCTGAAAAAGACGGCAGCCTGTTTGCCCGCGTGGCCAAGAGTTTTCTGGCGTTTTTGGACACGCTCACGGCGCGCTGGCGCAGCCAGGGCAGCAACGCCTGGTTGCGTGATGTGCAGGCGTTTCGTGACAAGCTGGCGGCGGTGCTGCAAGCGTATGAGCAGCAGGCAGGCCAGGCGGGCAAGAGGGGCCAGGCGGGCCTGCCGCAAGCCATGTTCCAGCGCGTCTGGCACGGCACGCCGCACAAGGGCATCGAGAAAACCGGCTTCCGGCTGGACAAGATTGGCACGGGCGAGGGCTTGCAGGTGTACGGGCACGGCATTTACTTTGCCAGCCGCCGCGAAGTGGCCGAGTTTTACCGTGGCATGCGCCAAGGCCAGGTGCGCCTGGACGGGCGTTTGATGACCGACGGGCATCATCGCGGCGCGGCCAGCACGGGCGACCCTGAAGTGGATGCGCTGCTGCTGGACGCCCAGGGCGATGTGGACAAGGCCATTGCGTGGGCGCGCGATTTCGGTCAGGACGCGCAGGTGGCGAAGCTGGAGAGACTGCGCGGGCGGGTGCAGCGCGGCGAGCCGGGGCAGCTTTACGCGGCGGAAATACCGGAAGATGACGATTTGCTGGACTGGGACAAGCCGCTGGATGAGCAGCCTGCGAAGGTGCGCCGGGCCTTGCTGGAGCTGGCGGGCGGCCTGCCTGCTGACGGGCGGGCGGCTTTCAGGCAGGCGATGGCCCGGCGCGCCACGGGCCAGGACGTTTACGCCTTTTTGGCGCGGCGGACCGCTGGCGCAAATGCCAGCGCAGAGGGCGCGCAACAAGGCCAGCGCGCGGCCAGCGAGCTGCTTCTGGCGCACGGCATTCCGGGGCTGCGCTATCTGGACGGCGACAGCCGCAATGCGGGCGAAGGCAGCCACAACTACGTGATTTGGGATGAGGGGCTGCTCACGCCTGAAGCGGCGCAGATTGCGCCCCAATACAGCCGCAAGCAGGCCACCCAGGCCGCCTACGAGCGGCGCATTGATGAACTGTTTGCGGGCGGCCACGCCAGCAGGCAAGGGGCGGTGCTGCTGGATGGCAGCGACGTGATGGGCTTGCTGGGCCATGAGCATGTGCCGCTGGTGCTCAACGAGCGGCATTTGCTGGATGGCCGCTCCAGCCACCCGGAGATGACGGCGGCGGCCTGGAAGCGTGTGCCCGAGTGGCTGGAAAGCCCGGCGGCGGTGTATGACGACCCGCGCCATCCGGGCCGCCTGACGGTGATTGCGCCCGAGACTGTGGCGGGCTATCCGGTGGTGATGGCGGTGGAGCTGGAGCCGGACAATCCACACGACCCGCGAGCGCATCAGTTGCTGGTGACGGCTTTTGCCAAAACCACGGGCGATTTGCCCGCGCTGGGCTTTCTGGCCGCCAGCGGGCGCTTGCAATACGTGGACACAAAAACGGCCCCGGTCGCTTGGCCTGATACCGGGGACGTCCCCCGGACGGCAGGCCGCGCTCACGGAGCCAAGCGCATTCTAACCGAAAACAATCTGGCCGGGTGGCGCAAGGCACAGGCGGCAAAGGCTGGTGATGCGCCTGCGTTCTCCCTGCCCGAATCTCGCGCCTCCCGTCAAGTCAAACGCGAAGCCAGTGCTCTGAAAGTGCAGCAGGCGCAAAGGCTGGTGAAGGCCCTTTCAAGGGGCTGGGCCAACGCGCCGGAAGTGGTGATTGCGTCCAGCGTGCGCGATGAGGCCCTGCCCGAAACGGCGCGCCGGGCCATTGCAAAGCAGGAAAGCCGGGGTGCCGGTGGCCGGGTGGAAGGCTTTTACTGGCAGGGCAAGGTGTATCTGGTGGCCGGGAATCTGCCTTCCATGCATGACGTGGCGCGGGTTTACATGCATGAGACGCTGGGGCACTATGGCCTGCGGGGCGTGTATGGCGAAAAGCTCAATTCCATCCTCCATCGCACCGGGATGGCCATGCGCGGCGAAGTCATCGAGCGGGCGCGGCAATACGGTTTCCACGGCTTGGGCGCGGCAGCCAAAACGGCGATCGATGCGCAAGTGTGGGACTCGATGACGGACAAGCAAAAGCTGGATTCGGCTGAAGAGGCTTTGGCGTATCTGGCGCAAACCGGCGGCAAGGTGGGCGATGAAAAGTCCCTTGGCCTGCTGCGCGAGCTGGTGGCGGCGATTCGCTCGTGGCTGCGCGCCCATGTGCCGGTGTTTGCGAATTTGCGCTACAGCGATGATGAAATCATGCGCGAGTTCATTTTGCCTGCGCGGCGCTGGGTGAAAAACGGCAGCGGGCAGGCCGATGATGCCGGCGACGTGATGTTCCAGCTTGCATGGCATGGCACGCCTTACCGCGGGATTGAGAAAACCGGGTTCAAGCTCAACAAGATTGGCACGGGTGAAGGGGCGCAAGCTTATGGCTGGGGGATTTACTTCGCCAGCCAGAGGCATGTGGCTGAAGAGTATCGAAGGAACTTGACTCGCGATACGCCGGAAGCGCGATATGAGATGCTAGGCAAGCACAAGGACATGCTGGACAGGCAAATCCGGCAGGGCGGCAGTTATCTGCGCTATGACGAGCAGGGGCGGGTAATCGCGCAAGGGTTGGCGCTGAAAGACGGCGCGGACATGAAGGGCGTGGTCATCCAGCCGTATTCAAAATGGAAGCTTGCCAAACTGAAAAAGCAGGCGGCCGAGCTGGAGGCGCAAATGAATGAGCTGCGCACGTTGCTGGGGCCGGGCGGCAGCATCGCCGGGGGGCAGCTTTATCAGACGGATGTGCCCGAAGACAAGGATTTGCTGATTTGGGACAGCCCGTGGAACAAGCAGCCGCTGAAAGTGCGCCGGGCCGTTGTGAATTTCCTGCGGCAGGTGTCGAACGGCCCCGTGCGTCCGACGCAATCGGATATTCCCCGGATACACGCGGCAGATGCCCTCAAGCACCGGATTCAAAACCGCCAGCGAAGCGATGCGCTGACCGGCAAAGACCTCTACACGGCCTTCCGGGACATTTTCGGCGGCCCGAAAGCCGCCAGCGAAGCGCTGCGCGCGGCAGGCGTTCCCGGCCTGCGGTATCTGGATGGCATGAGCCGCGCCGGTGGCGAAGGCACCTACAACTACGTCATCTGGGATGAAGCCCTGCTGACCCCGGAGGCGGCGCAGATTGCGCCCCAATACAGCCGCAAGCAGGCCACCCAGGCCGCTTACGACAAGCGCATTGATGCCCTGTTTGCCGGGGCCAAGCCTGCGCTGCAAGGCGTGCGCGTGCTGGACAGAAGTGATGTGCTGGGGCTGCTGGGGTTTGAAAACCGGCCTGTGGTGCTGGCCGAGGGCAAAGTCAAGGCTGGGCAGGCCAACCATCCACGCATGAGCGCTGCTATCTGGAAGCAAGTTCCCGAATGGCTGGAGAACCCGTCCGCCGTGTTCGATTCGGATACGGATGAAGGGCTGGTGTTCCTCGCCCCCGAAATGCTGGGCGACGCGCCCATCTCCATCATCGTGCGCCCTGATGCGCAGCAAACAGGCGATTTGCAGGCGCATTTGCTGCTCAATGCCTATGACCGCTCCAGCAGCACGCCGTTCATGCGCTGGCTGCGTGACGGCCTGCTGCGGTTTGCAGACACAAAAAAATTCCCGGCATTGTTTGAAAGCGCCTCCGGGCGACGATTGCCTGGTACAGCGCTTCAGAACAAGCCGGGAACGGCCAAGATTCTAACGGAAAAGCATCTGGCTGGCTGGCGCAAGCTGCATGCGGGCCAGGCGCAGCCGGATGCGCACTTCAGCCGCCGCGCGCCGGAACCCATCGCCCCCCAGCCAGATGAAGCGGCGCGCCTGAAGGAAAGCGCGCTTGAGCAGCTGGACCGCGTGTTCAATCACCCCGGCACGGTAAGCTGGTGGCACAAGACGGTGGGCACTATGCGCAATCTGGCCGAGCGCCAGCCGCTGTTCAAGCCCGTTTACGAGGCGGCGCAGCAGTTCATTGACGATGTGTCGCACTTTGCCAATGACGCGGCCGACTTTGCCCCGCGCCTGCTGCCGCGCCTGGAGAGCTGGCGCGATTTGGGCAAGCGCGCCGTGAGCGCGGCCGATAGCCAGGCCGTGGCCGCGCCCTTGTTCGAGGGCACGCTCAGCTACACGCGCGGCAAGGATGGCTCTCTGGTGCAGACCGATAACGTGGATGCCGCTGGCGTGGTGTTCACGGATGCCGAACTGAAGGGCCGCTTTGGCCTGACGCCTGCGCAAATCGATTTGTACCGCCAGGCGCGTGCGGCCATAGACCGCTCCATCGACACCACGGCGCGCGCCGATATCTTGCGGCTGGCCGGGCGCGATTTCGCGCATTTGCGCCAGGCGGTGATGGATGCGCCCGATTTGCGCGCCGCCGCTGTGCAGGTGGTGGAGGCCGTGCAGGAGGTGATGCAAAGCGACGCAAAGCGGCGCGATGCCATGCGCAAGGCCATTGAGGCGGCGCAAGAGCGCGTGCAGACGGCCCAGGCGCTGATGCAGCGCGGCTATGCGCCGCTGACGCGCTTTGGCCGCTACACGCTGGATGTGGTGGACGCGCAGGGCCAGCGCCAGTATTTCGGGCTGTATGAGAGCAGGCGCGAGGCGAATGTGGCGGCCATTCACATGCGCAGCCAGTATCCGGGCGCGCAGGTGACGCAAGGCACTTTGAGCGATGACGCCTACAAGCTGTTTGCGGGCATCACGCCCGAGAGCCTGGAGCTGTTTGGCGATTTGCTGGCCGCGCCGGGTCAAGGCAAAGGCAAGGGGCAGGACAAGGCGTTTCAGGCGTGGCTGCAACTGGCGCGCAACAACCGCAGCGCCATCAAGCGGCTGATTCACCGCAAGGGCGTGGCCGGTTACAGCCAGGATGCAGGGCGCGTGCTGGCTTCGTTCATTTATGCCAATGCCCGGCAGACGGCGGGCGCGCTGAATGCGGGCCGCATGGACCGGGCCATTGCAGCCATTCCGAAGGAGCAAGGCCAGTTGCGCGATGTGGCCATGGCGCTGCGCGATTACACGCAAAACCCGCGTGAGGAGGGCCAGGCCATACGCGGGATGCTGTTTGCGCAGTATCTGGGCGGCTCGCTGGCTTCGGCGGCGGTGAACATGACGCAGCCTTTGGCCGTGACGCTGCCGTGGCTGAGCCAGTTTGGCGGCATGCGCCAGGCGGCCGCACAGATGACGCGCGCGCTGGCGGATATGGCCCGGCCCGGCCATCGCTACGAGGCGGATTTGGCGCGCGACATGAAAAAGGCGGAAGAAGACGGCGTGGTCTCGCCGCAGGAGATACACCAGCTGATGGCGCAGGCACGGGGCGCGGGCGCGCTGCGCTCAGGCGACGGCACGCGCCGGGGCGATGCGCTGGCCGCCGCTGCCAACGCGTGGGAGCGGCTGAAGGTGGCCTGGGGCCAGCCCTTTGCGCTGGCCGAGCAGTTCAACCGGCGCTCCACTTACATTGCCGCCTGGCGGCTGGCGCGCCAGCAGGGCATGGCCGACGCCGACGCTTTTGCGCGCCGCGCCGTGCTGGAAACACAATTCGTCTACACAAAAGCCAACAAACCCCGCTGGGGCCGTGGCGCGGTGGGCGGGGCCTTGTTCACGTTCAAGACCTACAGCGTGAGCTACCTGGAGCTGATGCACCGCATGTGGACGCAAGGCGGCACGCCGGGCAAGCAGGGCGTGGCCTGGATGCTGGCCATGCTGCTGCTCATGGGCGGCGCAGGCGGCCTGCCGTTCATGGAAGACGCGGAAGACTTGATCGACGGGCTGGCGCAGCTGGCGGGCTACAACACGAGCGTGAAGCAATGGCGGCGGCAGGCGCTGCAAGACATTGTGGGCGATGGGCTGGCGGAATTTATCGAGTCGGGCGTGTCGGGCTTGCCGGGCGCGCCGATTGATGTTTCGGGGCGGCTGGGCATGGGCAATTTGCTGCCGGGAACGGGCTTGCTTTTGACCAAGCAAAACCGCGAGAGGGACTTGCTGGATGTGGCCGGGCCTGCCGGGGACTTGCTGGCGCGCGGCTTTACGGCCGGGCGCAAGCTGCTCACGGGCGATGTGGGCGGCGCGGCAATGGAGCTGGCCCCGACGGCGGCGCGCAATCTGGCCAAGGGCGCAGACATGCTGGCCACGGGCAGCTACCGCGACGCCAAGGGCTACAAGGTGCTGGACACGACGGCGCTGGAGGCGCTGGCCAAAGCCGTAGGCTTTCAGCCGCGCAGCGTGGCGCAGGTGCAAGAGGGCAACTCTTTTATGATGCGCAGCAAGAGCTTTTACCAGCACACCAGCGCCGAGATCAAGGCGCAGTGGGCCAGGGCGCTGTTTGAAAAGGATGAGGCAGCCTTGCAGCGCGTGCGCCAGCGCGTGGCCGACTGGAACCGGCGCAACCCGGAGCAGCCCATCACGGTGCGCATGCCCGATATCTGGCGCAGGGTGCGCGAGATGGGCAAGGAGCGCAGCCAGCGCATTGCCGATTCGGCCCCGCGCGCACTGCGCCAGCAAATGCGCCAGGCGCTGGCGCAAGAGGGGTGATGGCGGGCAGCGCGCGGGCGGCTATGGGATCAAGGCTGGCCACGAGGCAGCAAGCCACGTACACTTTGCGACATCAGCAAGCGGCGGGTTGAATGCAGGCGGTTTCTCTTTTTTCAGGGTGTGGCGGCTCGGACACGGGCGTGCTCGCGGCGGGGTTCGACGTGGTCATGGCCAATGACAAGCTGGCCTATGCGCGTGATGTTTACCTGGCCAACCATCCGGATACGGACTACCGGCTGGGCGATGTGGCAAAGATTGATGTGTTTCCGGCGGCCCAGCTGCTGGTGGGCTGCTACCCCTGCCAGGGCTTCAGTCAAGGGGGCGTGCGCCAGCCCTCGCGCCACATCAACAAGCTGTACCTGGAGTTCGCGCGGGCACTGCGCCTGATCAAGCCCAAAGCGTTTGTGGTGGAGAACGTCTCTGGCATGGTGCGCAAAAACTTTGCACACTTGCTGCGAGATCAGTTCCGCGTTTTTCGCGAGGCGGGGTACCGCGTCAAGGCCGATGTGCTCAACGCTGCGGACTATGGTGTGCCCCAGCAGCGCCGCCGTATCTTCATCGTGGGGATGCGCGAGGATTTGGGGGCAGATTACACCTTCCCTGCCCCCACGCATGGCCTGGGGCGCGCAGCGCCTCACGTCACCATTGCCCAGGCCATTGGCGACCTGCCCGCCTGGCCTGAAGGCGAGTTCTACGCCCGCGATTTCCATTGGTATTACTTGTCGCGCAACCGCCGCCAAGACTGGGATGAAGTGTCCAAAACCATCGTGGCCAATCCGCGCCACATGCCGCTGCACCCTGTAAGCCCCCATATGGTCAAGCATGCGCACAACGACTGGCGCTTCGCTACCGATGCGCCCGCGCGGCGCTTCAGCTGGCGTGAAGCGGCCCGTCTGCAAGGTTTTGCGCATGACTTCGTGTTTCCCGATACGCCAGCGGGCAGTCTGGACATGCGCTACAAGGTGGCGGGCAATGCCGTTCCCCCGCCGCTGTTCGAGGCCGTGGTGCGGGCGCTGCCGCCCGTGTGGGATTAGTAGGCGTATTTCACGGCCTGCACGTCTGCCAGCAGCGGCAGATGTGGCAGTTTTTCGTGCAAGCCGTATTGGCTGGACAGCCGCAAGATGCGCAGGCGATCCACAATGATCGCTTGGCCAATGTCGCCTTGGTAGGCCCACCCGCCATCGGCACGGCGCAGGTCAATGGGCAGGAAATAATAGGCGGCCCAAGGGTGCATGACCGGAAGCCGCCAGCTGTGGTTGGCGTAAGACGCTTGCAGGTGCTTGAAACGCCAATCATCCTTTGAGCAGCCGCACTGGGCAAATGCAATCGGAATACCGGGCCGGTTATCTGACATGGGGTGCCAGGCAATCAGATCGATGTTGCCGTCGCCTGTATCGGTGGCCTTGAAGTCGTGTTCTTTGAAGTTGGGCGTGCACCGGATATCTCGCGCGATTTGCTGCATTTTTTGAAACAGCGTCCCCTGATACGGGGCTTGTTCGCCTCCGTTGGCCCAGGTCGAGCGAATTTCAGCGCCTTCCGGCATGAGATGTAAAAACACCAAAAAGCATGTCATCTCGAAAAACCGTGCCAGCTCACCGCGCCGTTTCGAAGGCACATGACGCATGAGGGACGCAAGCAGCAGCTGAAGATAGGTGCGCTGCTCGGAACTGTTGGCAGCTGTTAGTTCTAGGGTGTCATCGTCACCAGAAACGCGAAACGGATACGCCGCACCAAATGCCTGGCCTCGCGCACCGGCAAAACTGATCAAATCGCGCCATCGTGTTTCGGGATCGAAGCTTCGGCCGCTCGCAGTATCGCGTATGCGTTTTGCCAGGCTGGCAAGGTCGCCGCGCGAAAAACATTCATCCGGGTGAACCAAAGCACGCAGCTCTGCGAAATCTGCCCAAAAAAACGGATCCGCCGTTTTTGGCGGGTCCTCCAGTGCTTGCAGCATGCCTCAATCCCCCAGCTTGCCCTGGATATAGTTGCGGATGTCGCGGGCAACTTCTGCCAGTTGCTGTGCCACTGCCATGTGCTCATTGCCCAAAGAGGTGGTGTTTGGCAGCATGTTCCAGACAGTTTTCAGTCGTTCTCTTGCCTGATCCATGGCATTGCTCAGTGCCTGTTGAGGCCCCTCGCTATACAGGTAGGCTTCCGCCAGGCACCCTGTTGTCTCCAGCACCCCAATGGCGGTCTCGCTCGTGACCACTTCGGCCAGCTTGTCGATATTGCGCGACTCTCCGATGATCGTTTGGCCTCGCTGATTCTTGGGAAACAGCCACGAAAACATTTTTTTCAGCCTGTCTGGGTCCAAGCCCGGCATGGCGATGTCGGATTTGTTTTCAAGTCCAAGCCAGCCAGTGATTTTTTTGTAGTTGAGCGCCGTTGTCAGGTACGAGAATTCCACATCCTTGGCGCTCATGGGCAGGCCATAGAATTTTGCATCTTCGGCTGTGATGTACAAGCCTAGCGCGGTCAGCAACTGCCCCACGTAATCCGGGCGGCTGCCAATGTCTTTGGCAAGCGATTTCATTTGCTGCTCGGCAGACAAGTCCTGGTAGAACTCTTGCCGGATATCGGCCAGGTATCTCGCCTTGGACAGGGAATCCCACTCCTTGATGCCTGTGATGTGGCGATACCCCAAGTAGCGCATGACATCACGGCGTGCGGCATACCTGATGCATGGCAGCCTCTTCGGAGGACGACGCGCCGCTTCTCGCCGCATCTGCTCCACGCTGGCCCGCCGCCTGCCGGGAGGCTCAAACTCGCGGTTGAGCAGCTTGACCGCTGCCAGGCGGCGGTTGCCCTCGACAACAATCAAGCGTCCACCCTCCTCGGCAACAAGGAGCGGCTCACCTTCAAAATAGCCTTTTTGCCCGATGGAAGCCATGAGGTCTTGCACCCCCTCGTCATCCAGCATTTCCTCGATGATGGCTGCATCGGATGCGGCGCTGTTCAAGCGGTAAAAACGCGGGTTCTGCGGATCGAAATGCAGATGCTCGGTGCCGATCCACTCGACCTCCGGGGGTTTTGTCGTCATTCTTTATCTCCGTTAGAGCTTGGCGCCTATCCACATGGCACGGCCTGCAGGGCGGCATTTTCTTCAAAGGCGAAGTCAGGGAAAGCTGCACAGTCATTGTTGCAAGACTGCGCCACCCCTTGACCGCCAGATTTCACCACACGCTTGACCGCCAGGCCCCAAATGCGCTGTGTGGCTGCAGGCGCTGGAAAAGCTCAAACGGAAAAGGCCAAGCGCCTGCGAGGCGCGCAAGATGCATGGGTGATATGCAAGCCGCTACAGCCTGACGGGTTGTTGACGCACACCCTGTTTGCCCCCCGCATGGGGTTTGCGCTCCTTGCGCATCTTGCCCAGACTGCGCGCATGGCAAAACAGGATATCGACTGGGAGCAAATCGAGCTGGATTACCGCGCGGGTATCAAGACACTGCGCCAGATTGCCGCCACGCATGCCATCTCGCACGTAGCCATTGCGCACAAGGCCAAAAAGCTAGGCTGGACGCGTGACTTGACGGCGCGCATTGCAGCGCGCGCTGATGAGCAAGTTACCGCCGCACTTAACAAAACGGATTCTGGTAAGCGCCTGGAGGCCGAAAACGAAATCGTCGAATCGGCCGCGTCGGCGCTGGCAGCCTTGCAGATTGCGCAAAGGCGCGATGTGGGCAAGGCGCGCGAGGTGGTGCGCGCACTGTTTGATCAGTTCGAGCAGGCGCAGCCAGGGCTGTGCGAGTCGGTGCGGCTGGTCAAGCAGCTGACGGATTCGCTGCGCGGCGTGGTGGAGCTGGAGCGGCAGGTGTACCGCATGGATGCCAAGGAGGCGGCGCAGCCGGGGCAGCCCGGTTTTGTGCCGCCGCTGGTGCAGGTGGAGTTTGTGCCAGCCAAGGGTGATGCATGAGCGCGCCGCTTTTGCGCCTGCCCGCGAAGTTGCAGCCGCTGTGGCAGCCCAGGCGCTACAAGGTGATGCACGGCGGCCGGGGCGGCGGCAAGAGCTGGTCGGTGTCGGGCGTTCTGCTGGCGATGGCCGCGCAAAGGCCGCTGCGCGTTTTGTGCACGCGCGAGGTGCAAAAGTCGCTGCGCGATTCGGTTCACCGGCTGCTGTGCGACCAGATTGCCCGGCTGCAATTGAGCGGCTTTTACACGGTGACGGATTCGGAGATTCGCGGGCGCAATGGCTCGCTGTTTCTGTTTTCGGGGCTGTTGGAGCACACGATTGATTCCATCAAGTCGTTCGAGGGCGTGGACTTTGTCTGGGTGGAAGAGGCGCATAGCGTCTCAAAGCGCAGTTTTGATGTCCTCACGCCCACGATTCGCAAAGAAGGGTCGGAAATCTGGATGACGCTCAACCCGGACATGGAGACAGACGAGGTGTGGCAGCGCTTTGTGCTGACGCCCTCGCCGGACGTGTGGGTATGTGAAATCAATTGGCCCGACAACCCGTTTTTCCCGCGTGTGCTGAATGAGGAGCGGCTGCGGGCGAAGCGCACGATGTCGGCAGAAGACTACGCGCATATCTGGGAAGGCAAGCCGCGCCGCGTGGCCGAAGGTGCGATTTACCGCCACGAGATGGAGGCGTTGTATCTTGAGGAGCGCGCGCGCGATGTGCCGTATGACCCGCTGCTGCCGGTGCACACCGTGTGGGATTTGGGTTGGAATGATGCGATGAGCATTTGCATGGTGCAGCGCGGCCCGCAGGATGTGCGAGTGATTGATTACATTGAGGACAGCCACCGCACGCTGGACTGGTATGTTGCGGAGCTGGAAAAACGCCCCTGGCGCTGGGGGGCGGATTTTTTGCCGCATGACGGGCGCGCGCGCAACTTTCAGACGGGCAAGAGCACGGAGCAATTGCTGCGCGAGATGGGGCGACGGGATGTGCAGACGCAGGCGCATGCGTCGGGTGTTGAAGAGGGCATCCGGGCTTTGCGCATGGTGTTCCCGCGCCTGTATATCGACCGCACGCGCTGCGCGAGGCTGCTGGAGTGCCTGAAGCGCTATCAGAGGCGCATCCATTCCGTCACGCACGAGCCTATGGAGCCGCTACACGATGAATACAGCCACGGCGCGGATTGCGCGCGCTATGTCGCCCAGTGGCTGCCAGCAATGAGCAACGGGCGCGCTGAATACGCGCCGCCGCCTGCTGCGGATTGGCGCATGGTTTGAGGAGATTGCGCAATGACGATGACAGTGCCGCCGCAGGCGGATTGGGGCCAGGCAATGACGGCGCAGGAGTTGCGCCGGATTTTTGACGAGATTGCGCAGCAGCCGCCGTGGCGCGCGCAGGCCGACCGCGAGGCCGATTACGCCGACGGCAATCAGCTGGACTCGGATTTGCTGGCGGCGATGCGCCGCAGCGGCATTCCGCCCGCGAAGGAAAACGTGATTGGCCCGGCCATTGCGACGTTGTGCGGCCATGAAGCCAAAACGCGCACGGACTGGCGCGTGACGCCGGATGGCGATACAGGCGGGCAGGATGTGGCGGATGCGCTCAATTACCGGCTCAATCAGGCGGAGCGCAATTCGCGCGCGGATGATGCGATGAGCGAGGCGTTCCGCTCGCAGGTGGCCGTGGGCCTTGGCTGGGTTGAAGTGGCGCGCGCCAGTGATCCGTTTGCCTTCCCTTTGCGCTGCCGCAGTGTGCATCGCAACGAGATTTACTGGCAGATGGGGCGCGAGAAGGATTTGTCGGATAGCGCCTGGCTGCTGCGCGAGCGTTTTGTCCGGCGCTCGCAGGCGGCCGCCGCTTTCCCGGTGCATCAGGATTTGATTGCGTCAGCCGTGCACACGGATGTGTTTGGCATGGCCGCCGGTGCGGCAGAGGGCGGTGTGTCCACGGGCTTGATGCCGGGGCTGGATGCGGCCAGGGCATGGACGGCGCGCGAGGCGCGCTGGTATCGCAGCGAGAGCGATGAGGTGTGCATTGTGGAGCTGTGGTATCGGCGCTGGGTGCGTGCGCAGGTTCTGCGTGTGCCGGGCGGGCGCGTGGTGGAGTTCGATGCGGACAACCCCATGCATCAGGCCGCCGCCGTCAGCGGCATGGCCAGCTTGCAGTGGGCCGCGCTGGCCAGGGTGCGCCGCAGCTACTGGATGGGGCCGCATTGCCTGCATGACGGGCCTTCGCCGTATCCGCATGCGCATTTCCCGTATGTGCCGTTTTGGGGCTGGCGGGAAGACATGACGGGCGTGCCGTTCGGCGTGGTGCGCGACATGATGTTTGCGCAAGACAATCTCAATTCCACCATTGCCAAATTGCGCTGGGGGCTGGCTTCAACGCGCGTGGAGCGCACAGAGGGCGCGGTGCTGATGAGCGATGACCAGCTGCGCCGCGCCATCGCTCGCCCGGATGCAGATGTGGTGCTGGATGCGGCGCGCATGGCGCAGCCGGGGGCGCGCTTTGAGGTCAAGCGCGATTTCCAGCTTTCGCAGCAGCAGTTCCAGCTGATGGCGGATGCGCGCGCGTCGATTGAGCGCGTCAGCGGCGTGACCTCGTCGCTGATGGGCAAGACGGGCACGGCGCGCTCAGGCTTGCAGGAGCAAACGCAGCTGGAGCAGTCGCAAGTGGCGATTGCGGCGCTGATGGACAACTTCCGGCAGGCGCGGCGCATGGTGGGCGAGATGCTGATGGCGATGCTGATCGAGGACATGGGCCAGGAGCCGGAGGTGGTGGTGATTGAGGGCGATACGCTCAATCCGCCGCGCACGGTGGAGCTGAACAAGCCGGAAACAGACCCGCAAACGGGGTTGCTGTATTTGTCCAACGACGTGCAGCGCGCCCGGCTGAAGGTGGCGCTGGAGGATGTGCCCACGTCCAGCAGTTTCCGCGCGCAGCAGCTCAGCGCTTTGTCCGAGGCCATCAAGGCGTTGCCCGCCCAAGCGCAGCAGGCGGCGTTGCCGTTCCTGATTGACCTGATGGATTTGCCGCGCAAGGCGCAAGTGGTGCAGGCGCTGGAGCAGGCTGCGCAGACGCCAGACGCTGACGCGCTGCGCGCACAAGTCAAGCAGGAGCTGATGCACGACATCAAGGAGCGCGAGCTGGCGCTCAAGGAGTCGCTGGGCCAGGCGCAGCGCGAGAAGCTGATGCGCGAGGCGGTGCAAGTGGGCGTGCAGTCTGCCTACAGTGCGATGCAGGCGGGCGCGCAGGTGGCGCAGATGCCGCAGATTGCGCCCGTGGCCGACGCCGTGATGCAGGGCGCGGGCTACCAAAGGCCGCAGCCTGCCGGGCAAGACCCCGATTTCCCTGTGCCGCAGGATGCGCTGGCGACCCAGGAGGCGCGGGCAGCGCTGCCAGTGCGGCAAAACACATCGCCTGCTTTCCCGCCGGTGCCGCAGCAGCCAGGCGACGGCTTGCGTGGTGTTGAGACGCCGCGCACGGCAGACAACCTGGGCGGCTGACCCTTTGTAGGGTTTGCCGCGCATCAGGCCGACGGCCACACTGCCGGGCATGCTTTTTCTGGAGAGATGCCCATGAGTGATGCGATGGCGGCGCACGAGATGCTGGATGCGGCCCTGGAAGGGACGCTTGAGTCGAAAGCGGAAGGCGCGGATGCGTCTGCCGCCGAAAAAGACGCAGGCGCTCCGCCGCCTGAAAGCGCAGCTGCACAGCCTGACGCCGCGCCAACTGCCGCGCCAACTGCTGCGCAAACGCCGCCCGCAGGCGAAGGGCAGGAGCAGCCCGCGCCGATTGCGGCGAAATCGGGCGGCTACACCATCCCGTATGAAAAGCTGACGGAAGCGCGCCACCAGCGCGACGAGTTGCGCGTGCAAAACGAGGCGCTGCGCCAGCAGCTGGCCGCTTTGCAGGCCGTGCAGTCTGTTCAGGTTGCGCCCGCCGCGCAAAAGCAGGAAGCCGCGCCGGATGGCGTGGTGCCCGCCGATTTCACCAAGGCGTTTGGCGACTTTTCGGAGCAGGGAATCGCCCAGGGCGTGAAAGCGACGGTAGAGGGCGCGCTGGCGAAGGTGTTCGACTGGCAGCGCCAGCAGGAGCAGCGTCAGCAGGAGCAGCGTCAGCTGCAAGAGCAGCAGGCGCGCCAGCAGCAAGCGGCCAGCGCGCACATGCAGGCTATCTACGGCGCGCACCCTGACGCCGACACGGTGGCCGAGTCGCGCGAGTTTCAGGCGTGGGTGGATGCCCAGCCTGTTTATGCGCGTGCCGGTATTGCGCAGGCGCTGCAAGCCGGTTCGGCGCAAGACGTGGTGGCCGTGCTGGACGCATTCAAGCAGGCTGGACGGCCTGCCGTCGCGCCAGCGGCAAAAGCGGCGCCACAGCCCGCCGCCGCCAAGGCGGATGTGCAGGCTGCCGCAGCGCCGCCGGTGAGTTTGTCGGCCTTGCCGGGGTCTTCCCCCGCAGTGTCAGACGCGGAGCGTGTGGCGCAGCTGGCTGCATCCGACCCGGTGGCCTTGATGGACCTCATGAACCAGCTGCTGCCTGACCAGCGCGAGCGGCTGATGAACAGCCTTGTTTGACACAACCCATTTCTGAAAGGAGGCCGCAACAATGGCCGACAAGACACATATTCCGGCTGGCTCGCCCAATGCGCAGTTCGTGCAGGCGGCCGGCCTGTTTGCGCAGTCGATGCAGCGCAACTCCACGCTCAACCGCATGGTGGGGCCGTTTCCCAAGGGCGAGGGCGGCGTGGCCGCTACGGTCAAGCGCCAAACGAGCACGGACATGCCCATTGTGCGGAGCATGGACTTGCAGCGCGGCGCAGGCGACGAGGTGGAGTTTCACTTTGTGCAGCCCTTTGGCGCATACCCGATCATGGGCGGCCGCATGGCTGAAGGCCGTGGCAGCGGCATTTCGCTGGACAAGATGCGCGTGCGCGTCAATCAGGCGCGCGTGCCGGTCGATCTGGGCGACGCCATGACGGATTTGCGATCGCCCGTGCGCTTTCGCCAGATTGGCCGCCCCATTGCGCAAAGCGTGATGGACAGCTATCAAGACCAGGCCATGTACACGCACTTGGCAGGCGCACGCGGTTTTCACAACAACATCGAGTGGCGGCTGCCGCTGGCCGCGCATGCCGACTTTGCCGAGATGGCGGTCAATCCGATCAAGGCCCCCACCAAGAACCGCCACTTTATTGCTGATGGCGGCTCTGTCATTCCGTTCAAGGTGAACGCCGGGGAAGTGGATTTGCAGACCACCGACGTGCTCGATATGAACACGGTCGATTCCATCCGCACGCTGATTGAATCTATCGCGCTGCCGCCGCCTGCGGTGAAGCTGCCGGGCGACAAGGTGTCTGAAGATTCGCCGCTGCGCCTGCTGCTGGTTTCGCCCGCGCAGTATCACGCCTTCGCGCAAAGCCCGAATTTCCGGCAGTTCCAGGCCAACGCGCTGGCACGCGCCAGCAAGGCGGAGAACCATCCCTTGTTCCTGGGCGAAGTGGGTTTGTGGAATGGCGTGTTGATTGCCAAGATGCCCAAGCCCATCCGCTTTTACGCGGGCGATGAAATCCGCTACTGCGACGCCTACGACAGCGAGACCGAGAGTGTGGCCAAGGTGCCCGCCGCCTTTGGCGACACGCACGCCGTGGATCGCGCGCTGCTGCTGGGCGGCCAGGCGCTGGCGCAGGCGTTTGCGGCCAGTATCCACGGCGGCATGCCGTACTTCTGGAAGGAAAAAACCTTCGACCACGACGACAAGATGGAGCTGCTCATTGGCGCGGTGCAGGGCTTCGCCAAGATTCGCTGGCTCATCGACCAGGGCGACGGCAGCCGTCACTACACCGACCACGGCGTGATGGCGATTGATACCGCCGTGAAGATTATTGGCAAGCGCCAGTAATGGCATGACGCAGGCTTGCGGCTCACGCCGGGGCCTGCTTCTTTTTGGTTCACAAAGGATTCATCATGGCCGCAACCATTACCTGCAAGACACTGCCCCGCAACCGGCTGGGTTCTACCCCCTGGGGCAACACGCACACCTTTCATTTCACGCTTGCGACCGCCAGCAATGGCGGCGTGTTCGACGCCAGCACGGGCGATGCGGTTCAGTCAGGCGACACGCTGCGCCTGGGCGTGTTGCCTGCGGGCTGCACGATTGGCGATATTCAGGTTGTCGTTTCCACTGGCATTACCGGCCTGAAAGGCAAGCTGGGTTTTGCCTACACCGACGGAGCAGACGCCGCCAGCGCGCCGCAAGACGACGCGTATTTCAGCGCCGATCTGGATTTGGGCACTGCCGCGCGCGTGCGCGGCGATGGCAAGAAAGCGCCGGTGACGCTGCCTAAAGATGCGTGGCTCACGCTCACGGCCACCGCAGCGGCCAGCGCTGCGGGCCGCGCTGACGTGCTGGTCACGGCCATCGCGCAAGGCGTGGCCTGAGTGGTGCGTGGGCTTTTGAGATGTGCTGCAAGCCGCCATGCGTCATTCTGGCGCGGCGGCTTTTTTGACGCCTAAGGAGAAAAGAGTCATGGATTTGGTGCGACTGGTCTACACAGGCCGCAAGACTTATCACGACACGGCCAGCAGTACGAGCTGGCGGCCCGGCGCGCAGCAGATGGTGCCTGACCATGTGGCGCGCCGTCTGCTGGGGTTTGTGGAGTTCGAGCGCGCGCAGCCTGCGCCGCAATCGCAAGCGCAGCAAGAAGAACAGGCTGCCCTGCTGTTGGCTCAGCAGGCGCAGCAAGCCAAGCGGCAGGAAAGCGAGACGCTGGAAGGCATGCTGCTGGCCGTGCAGGGCATGGACAAGCAGGCGCTGGTCGATTACGCGGCCAAGTACGAGGTCAAGCTGGACAAGCGCCAGAACCTGGGCGAGTTGCGCCAGCAGGTGGCTACGCTCGTTGAGCAATACGGCGTGCGCTGACATGACGCTGGGCGAGATGATTGAGCGCCTGCGCGCGGCTACGCATGACCTGCAACAGCCGTATTTTTGGCAGGACGCGCAATGGGCGGCGTGGCTGACGGATGCCGAGCGGCAGGCGTGCATGCGAGGCCGTCTGTTGCGCGAGGACAGCCGCGCCAGCGTGTGCCGCATTGCCTTGCGCCCTGGCGCGCACACTTACGCCTTGCATCCTGCCGCCTACGAAATCATCCACGCTCAAATCCGCCCCGCCAGCGGCGCGGCGCGCAGGCTTTATGTTGCGTCACGCGAGTGGCTGGATGCTGAGCAGCCAGGCTGGCGAGATTCTGACCGGCCCGCCTGGGCGCTGATTCAGGACGAGCGCTCCGTGCGCGTGGTGGGGCGCATTGCGGATGCAGACGCGCTGGAGCTGGAGTGTTATCGCCTGCCGCTGGCTGCGCTGGAATCTCCCGGCGACGAGCCGGAAATCCACGAAGCACACCACGAGGCGCTGCTGAACTGGGCGCTGCACAAGGCGTTTGCCGTGGTGGACGCGGAAACCTTTGACGAGGCCAGGTCAGCGAAGGCGGAGCAGGAGTTCACCCGCTATTTCGGCCCCCTGCCGGAAAGCGACTTGAGGCGCAGAACGCGCCACGATGTGGTGCAGCGCAGCTACCCTGATTTCCAGTGGCGCGGGCGATAGGGGCTACAGCAGAAAAGGAATAGAAATGGCAGCAGGATTCATGCGCGGGTTGCATCCCGGCAAGCCGGGCTGGGGGCCAGTGCAAGGCCCCGGTACGGCGACTTCGGACAGTGTGCGCGGCGGCCTTGCACGCGGCAGCTATGTGATGCCAGCCGACAGCACGGCGGCCATAGGCGCTGAAACATTGGCGGGCATGGGGCGCGGTCTGCCCGGCTACTCAGGGCGCGGCCAGAACGCGCGGCAAATGCCCGTGGCTTTGAGCCGGGGCGAGTTTGTGCTTGCGCCAGAGCAGGTGCACAGCATTGGCGCGCAGGCGCTGGACGCCATGCGGGCGGGCACGCATCAATGGGTTGCGCCGGGCGCGCAAGATAGCCAGCGCCTGTTTCTGGCCAATGGCGGGCTGGTCGATGAAGAAGAGCGCCGCCGCCAGCAGGCCAGTTTTGGCGACGCAGCGGCAGCCGCGCGTGACGGCAGCGTCAGGCAGATTTCTTCTGCGGCCAATCACATTCCTGGCTACGTGGCGCAGCGCGGCGCGCCTGATGGCGCGGCGGTGGTTCCGCAGCCGCCGCCAGAGCGCCCCAAAACCTTTACGGAAGATGTGCTGGACACGGCGGCGCGCGATGCGCAGGCGGGGTGGCGTCAAGGCGGTGCGGCGGGCTTGGGGCAGACCGCAGGTGCGCTTGTGCGCGGCGCTGCAACAGCCGTGCCGGCGGCCTTCGTGGATGCCGCAGACGATGTCGTCAATGGCCCGCCCGGACGCTTGGTAGGCGGCCTCTGGCGCGGCCTGACGGGCGGCGGCAATGAGGCGCAGGCATCTCAGGCGCAAGAGCGCCAGCCCGCCGCCTCTCAGCCCGCGCCGCCAACAGAGCAAGCGCCGCAGGCCGCAGGGCTGCCTTCTTATGCCCCGCCCGGCAACCAGCCGCAAACGCCGTCTGCTCCTGCGGGCCTGCCCTCACACCGCCAGTTTGGCGGCCAGCCAGGCGGCGAGATGGCGGATGGGCAAATCCATTACGACCCGGCCACGCGGACATACAGCGGGCGCGATATCGGCGCTGACGCCGCTTTTGCTTCGTCGCGCAATGGCGCAGGCCGCTTGAGCGTGATGCCCACAGGCGAAGGGCTGGAGCGCACGCAGCGCATGGCGGCCATTTATCGCGACATGGCGGGCGGGCCAAACGGCTTTGCCGCAGGCGCGTCTGCCTTCAATGCGCCGCGCCACAGCGGCAACGACTGGCAGGCGCGCAATGAGCTGCGCAATGCACAAGTGTCTGCGGGCAAGCTGGCGGGCACGTGGGACAGATACCTGAACAAGACGCACGGCGGCGACGCCGCGATGGAGGGTTACCGCAAGGCGCTGGAGGCGGACGCCATCGCGCGCGGCCAGCAAGCGCCTTTGCAGCAAGAGGCCATGAGCCAGCACGGAGCCTTGGCACAAGCTGCCCTGCGCGAACAAGGCGAGATGGCGCGCGCCCGCATGAATGGCGCTCTTGCGCAAGGACGCCTGGACTTGGCGCAGCGCCAGCAGCAGCAGGCCGAGCGCATGGGCGCGATTGAGCGTGGCATGGCCGGGCTGGGGTTCAGCCGGGCGTTGCGGCTTGAGCAGGCGCAAAATGATTTGCTCAATGCCAGAAGCCCGCAGGAGCAGGAGCAAGCCCGGCAGCGCCTGAATTTGCTGGCCGGCAATGCAGCCGCACGCGAAAACCCGAAAGACAACTACACCACGCTGACCGGCCCCAATGGCGAGCAAACCCTGGTTGATTTGCGCACGCAGCGCGTGGTGTCGCCACGGTACGAGTCCATCGATCAAGACCCCAGGGCGCAGGCGATTCGTGGTGATGCGAGTTTGAGCCGGGAGCAGAAAGAGGCCAGATTGCGGGCGCTGGGTTATGCGTGATGGCGCAACGGGCGGGCGTCAAAGTGTCTGTTTGATGTGCCAGCCCTGCGCTCAATGACACCGCATGAAGCCCCCGGATAAGGAGCATGCCTGCCCATTGGGGCCAAAATAGCTCCGCCCGTTGTTGGTGCGGTTGTACCACTGCCCGCCGCTGTCCCAGCAGCCATCGCGGTTGCATTTGCCGATGGCGGCGGGTTCGGGCAGGGGCATATCGTTTTCATTGCGGCGTCTGGCCGCCAGGCGCTCGGCTTGCCTGACTTCTTCCCGCGATGGCAGGTACGCGCCGCCATAGGGGTCTTGTCCGCAAGCGCGGGCGGCTTCTTGCCGGGCTGCATCGTCCCACTCGCCCGCCAGCGAGCTGTTGGCCACTTGCAGGTTGCGCATGGCGTTGCGGCACGCCCAGCTGTTGCGCTGATTGGTTTGAGCGGCTGGCGCTGCTTGCGTGAGAGGCTCTGGCGCGGCGGCTGCGCTGCGCCGCTGCTCCGATAACTGCACGTCTTGCCAGTACCCCTGGCTGGTATCCAGCGAGTTTTGCCGCAGGCTGATGCGCCCGCCCGCCTGATGAGCTGCGCACGGTTTGTCCGAGTAGCTGATTTGCCCGTTCGCCAGCCTGCATTTGTGCGCAGTCTGTGCGCATGCGGCGCTCGATACCAACAGGGCAATGGCGAAAAACAAGGGTTTCATGGCGCTCCAAGCATGCAAAGTGTGGCGCCCATTTTCTCTCGTGCGCGCCGCATCAGCCCCCTTGTAGGGTTTGCTGCGCATCAGGCTGACGGCCACACTGCCGGGCCATGACGCATGCCCCTATTGCCTGGACTTTGCAGATTTACCAGGGCGCAACCCTGGACGAGCGCCGCATCTGGAAAAGCGGGGCAAGCCGCGAGTCTGCGCGCCCTGTGGATTTGACCGGGGCCAAGGCCCGCATGCAAGTGCGCTCCAGTGTGGATTCGCCTGCCGTGCTGCTGGAACTCACAACCGAAAACGGGCGCATTCGCCTGGGCGGGCCATCAGGGGCCATCGAATTGCATTTGAGCGCGCAGGAAACGGCTGCGATTGAGTGGGAATCGGGCGTGTATGACTTGGAGATTGAGTTTGCGGGCGGCCAGGTGCGCCGCCTGTTTGCGGGGCGCGTGAAGGTGTCCAGGGAGGTCACGCGGTGACTGAGCGCGTGACGGTCATTGAAAGCGAATCGGAAGCGCTGGTCATCGAGACGCCGGGCGGCGCGGAGGTGTTCGACCGCCGTGATGCTGATGTGGTGGTGGTGCAGGAGGGTGTTCAAGGGCCGCCTGGCCCGCCCGGCAGCGCGGCATCAGCGCATTTGCAGCTGGCCGCTGGCGCGCCTTTGGGCGGGCATCGCGCCGTGCGTGCCTCTGGCGGGCAGGTGGTTTACGCAGATTGCCGCCAGGCGGCGCACGCTCAAACGGTGTTGGGCGTGACCGTGGGCGCTGTGTCCGCTGGCGAGCTGGCGACGGTGCAGCAGGCGGGCCTCATGGATGAGCCAAGCTGGAGCTGGCTGCCTGATGCGCCCGTGTTTGTGGGAGAGGACGGCGCGCTGGTGCAAGGCGCGCCTGTATCAGGGTTTTGTCTGCGTGTGGGCGTGGCGCTCACGCCGACGCGCATTTGCATCGGGCAGCACATGCCTATTGTTTTGAGCGGCTAAGGAGAAAGCAGTATGGGAGTGGCGTCGGCTACCAAATTCATTATCAACAAGGCGGGCACGCTGGCCGAGAAGGCGGCGCTGACCAGCAGCGCAGGCGCTGCCGACAAGGATGCTCTGGTGGCGCTGAATGCCCAGGGGGTGCTGGACAAGACGATCCTCAATGGCACAGACAACCCGGCAGGCAGCGCTGACGCGGGCAAAACACTGTTGCTGGACGTCAGCGGGCGCATCAGCTCTACGGCGATGCCGGTTGGCATGGGAGCGGATACGGCATCGATTTCCGCCAGCGAGGCGTTGGCGGCAGGCGACCTGGTGAATATCTGGAGTGACGGCGGCGCGTTCAAGGTGCGCAAGGCGGATGCGAGCACGGCCGGCAAGGAGGCGCATGGCTTTGTGCTGGCCGCTGTCAGCGCGGGCGCTGCGGCTACGGTTTATTTCGAGGGCACGAATACGCAGATGACGGGGCTGACGCCGGGCGCTCTGTTTTTGTCGGACACGGCTGGCAAGGCGCAGGCTTCGGCCCCCACGGGCGCAGGAAAGATCGTGCAGCGCGTCGGGTTCGCCGTTTCGGCCACGGCGTTGAATTTTCAGGCTTCCCAGCCCGTTGTGCTGGCGTGAGGGCGCGCGATGGCGCAACGCAAGCCGCTGGTCATGAAGCAGGGCGTGATTTCGGAAATGTCCGCCGGTGACGAAATGCCTGATGGGGCCGGGTTCGCGCTGGTGCATGGCCCTGCTGAAGCGATTGAGATTTTGCTCAAGGACGAATACCACTTCGCGCAGTCGCTTCAGCAGCCTGGCGTGATGAACTTGATGGATCGTTGGCGAGACTCCATGCGCGGGCTGCGCGATGGGTTGAACAACCCAATGGTGCTGGAGCGCCTGCTGAACTCGCCGCTCACGGCGCGTTTGCTGAACAGCGCCAACGCCATCCAGACGCTGATGCAGATGCCTCATGCATGGCGCGCAGCGGCGCAAAGCCGCAGCTTTGTTCGCGCCCTGGCCCAAAGTGATACCGCGCTGGCGCAGTTGCGCTCTGCTGAAGAGAGTGTGCGCTCCGAGTTTTTCAGCCGTGCGCCCCTGACCACCAGCCCCACGATGACGGGCCTGTCCACGCCAAGCGGGAAGGTGTCTGCTTCCAGCACGGCCCCTAGTTCCAAGAATCCGCCTGCGGCTTACTTTGCCTGGTACGCGATGGATGGCAACGCGAACACGCAATGGATGTCGGCGTCCGCTGCTGGCGACCATTGGCTGGAGTACGAATTTGCGCAGCCTCTGGCGGTGCTGCTGTTCGAGATTGAGCATGACGGCTATCCGGCAGGAAAGGTCAAGGCGCAGGCGATGTCAGGCGGGGCATGGGTGGATGCGAGCGATTGGGTAGATGCGCCGCAGCAACGCGGCGTCGCTTACACCATCTGCTGCAACGCGGTTGGCTTGTGTCAGCGCTGGCGATTGTGGATGGAGCCAACGGGCAGGCAAATTGGCGTGCGTCAAATGACGCTCAAGGGGGTGTCATGAGCGCGCGCGTAGCCGCCCTCGCCCTGCGCCTGGCGGATGTGCCCGCTGGTCTGCACGCCGCCGCGCTGGCTTGTCTGCAAGATGCCAGGCGGCGCGCCCGTGGCCTGTCGTGGCATCAATTGCGCGCCCGGTTGATGGCGCATCGCATCGCGCAGGCGATGCCCTGGGAGGCGGACACGGTGGCCGAAGTGTTGCCACAGCGCGCCAGCTGGGGCGTTGTGCCAAACCTGGGCAATGGCCTGAACGGCGACAACCAGCCGTGGGCCGAGTGGTACGCCATGCCGGACGGCCGGGTGGCGCAGGTGTGGATGCTGGGCAAACCGCGCGATGGAGAGCTTGCGCCTGCGCTCAAGGCGGAAGCTGACGCTGACGTGGCACGCCGCCGCGCCGCCGTGCTGGCCGCAGGCGGCAAGTGGCTCAAGGATGCGCCGTGCACGCTGCCGCTGGAGCTGGATCGCAACCCGGACAGCCTGGACTGGCGTTGCGCCGTGGCGCGCAACTATTGGGCCAAAGGCCAGCATCCGCGCAGCGTCAAAGCGCGCACGGCCTGGCTGCGCCGCAACGGCGGTGAATACGAAGCCTGGGCGCGCGGGCAGGCTGTTTCGGCGGCCACGGCCATTGACCGCTGGACGTGCGAGAGCGGGCGCTGGCGCATCGAGGTGTTGCGCCAGGGCGAAGTGTGGCAGGTCAATGCCCGCTTGGCGCTGCTGGGCCGTTTCGGGGTGGGCTGGCGGCTGGGCTACGAGATTGACAACGCACGCCACGCACACCCGCGCCCCGGCTTTGAGCGCCGGGCGTGCCTCACATGGGGGTGGCGGCCTGTGCGCGAGAAAGGAGCCAAACCGTGAGCGCCATGAAAACCGACGTGATGGAGCGGCTTGGCTCTGTGGGGAATCAGGTGACTTTGACGACAGGCGCAACGAGCGCGCTCATTGGCTGGTTTACGACGGAGCATGTGCTCAGCATGATTGGCGTGATTTGCGCCGCCATCAGCTTGATCGTGACCTGGCATTACAAGAGAGTGGCGGCCAAGCGGCTTGCAGTCGAGGCCGCGCAGCGCGCGGAGCGGCACGCCTTGGATGTGGAGGAGCGCAAGGCCCGCATCCGAATCTGTCAAGTGCGGGCGCAGCTGCTGAGCGCCCAGGGCAGCTGTCAGGGGCAAGGGCAAATCAGCGTCAGCCAAAGTGAGCTGGAGCAGATGAACACCGACCTGGGCCGGTTGGAGGCAGACGAATGACGCGCGGACAAAACCACGCCCGCGTGGCCGTGGCCGCCTTGACCTTGAGCGCCTCTGCTTTCGTGGCGCTGGTCAGGCATGAGGGCTATACCGGCAAGGCTGTGATTCCAACCACGGGCGATGTGCCGACGGTGGGTTTCGGCTCCACCCGGCATGAAGACGGGCGGGCCGTGCAGCTGGGCGACACGACAACGCCGGTGGACGCGTTGCAGACCGCCATCGCGCATATCAGCAAAGACGAAGCGGCATTTCGCGCCAGCCTGCCGGGCGTTTCGCTCACGCAAGGCGAATACGACGTTTATCTGGATTTTGTCTATCAGTACGGCGTGGCCGCGTGGCGCGCCTCTGCCATGCGGCAGCGCCTGCTGGCCGGGCAGCACCGGCAGGCTTGCGACGCGCTGCTGGGCTGGCGCTTCATCACCGACACCCGCCCGCATCCCGGCTGGCAAGTGGCCCGGCGTGATGCGGCCGGCCGCGCGGTGAGGTGGCGCTTTGACTGCGCCACGCCGGGCAACAAAACCTGCGCGGGCGTGTGGGCGCGGCAGCAAAAACGCCATGCGGACTGCATCGCCGCGCAACCTGAATTTTTGACCCCTGAGAAAGGAACACCATGACTGAAAACGACACGCGCCGCGAAACGAACTGCCCGCACGGCATGACGCCGCGCCAGGCGGCCCCCCGCGTCACGCTGGCGGATGTGGAGGCCAGCATCGCCAGCGAGTACTACTTTACGGCCCGCGAAGGCGTGGCAGGCGCGGGCGGCACTGCTGGTGACGCGCTGGGGCGTCTGACTTTCTGCGTGCTGGCTCTCAAGAACGGATTCATGGCGACCGGCAAGTCGGTTTGCGTCAGCTCCGCGAATTTCGATCCGGCGGTCGGACGCCAGCTCGCGCGTGAAAACGCGCTGGACGAAATCTGGCCCGTGCTCGGCTACGCGCTACTGGACAAGCTGGCGCAGGAAGGCGCGTGATGCCGCTATCGGCCTGGCCGCTTGTCGCGCTTTTGTGCAGCCTCGTTGCAAACGGGCTGCTGGGTTGGGGCTACCTGGCCGGGCGCGACCAGCAGGCCGCCTTGCAAGAGCGCGTGCAGGCCGTGGCGCAAGAGCGGGACTCTGCGCTGGCGGGCGCGCAAGCGTGCAGCGACGGCGTGCAGCGCCTGCAAGCGTTGGCCGATAGCCGCGCGCGCGAAGCCGCCGCCGCGCGCAATCTGGCCGCGCAAGCCGCCCTGCAACACGCAGCCCGCGCCGACGCTGTGCTGGTTGCGCCGCCCGCTGTGCCGGGCGATGACTGCGCCAGTGCCCGCGTGCGCGTGGGCCAGTGGCTGCGCCAGCGGGGGTCATTTTCGCGGCGTCACGAAAATGATGAGGGCGCACGATGACGGCAACAGTCAAGCAATCCTTGATAGTTGCACTGGCCGCCCTGCTGGCTGGGTGCGCCGCTCCGCCCGCGCCACGCGCGCAGCAGGTCAATGTGCCCGTGCCTGTGGCGTGCCGCGAAATTGAGCCGCCGCGCCCCGCGATGCCGACTGAATCCCTGGCGGCAGACGCGACGCTGGATGCGTTCGCGGCGGCGGCGATTGCCGAAATCGAAAGGCGCGAAGGCTATGAGGGGCAGCTACGCGCCGCACTGGCGGCGTGCACTGCGCCGGTGGAGGCGCTCCCATGAAAGGCCGCATCGTTGATCTGGGCCGCCCGCTGGGGCTGAACAACCGGCTCAGCGCCCAAAGGCTGGGCCGCCGCGATGATGCAGGCAATCCGGCTACGTATTTATCGCGCGCGGATAACGTGGATATTGATGACGCGGGCGTGATTCGCCGCCGCCGTGGCTTTGAGGTGGCGCTGCCTGGTGACGCGCATTCGCTGTGGGCGGATGACCTGGGTGCGTGCGTGGTGCTGGATGGGCGGCTGCTGGCGCTGGGGGCGGATTTGTCGGCGCGCGTGTTGCGCGAGGGCATGCCGCGCCTGCGCTTGTCGTATTCGCGCAGCGCCACGGGAGCGCTGGTGTGGAGCAATTCGGCTGCGCTGCGCCGCGTGGTGGATGGTCATGACCGCGCCTTGGCAGAAGCGCCGCCGCTTTCGCCTGCTGTCACCGCGCAAGGCGCAGGCGGGTTGCCGGCCGGACGCTATCTGGCGTGCATGACGGTGCAAGGGCCGGATGGCGAGAGCGCGCCGTCTGCTGTGCAGGTGGTGGATTTGCCGCAAGGCGGCAGCGTGGCTTTTACTGCGCAGGTGCCCGCAGGCAGGCAATTGGCCGCCTGGCTGTCGGGGCCGAATGGAGACCGGCTGGGGCTGGCTGGGGTGTCGGCCTCAGGCCGCTTTCTGGCGGATGCGCCTGCCGAGACGGGGCACGAGTGCCCGACGATGGGCCTGTCGCCCATGCCGCCTGGGCAGCTTGTGGCGCATTTCCAGGGGCGGCTGTGGGTGGCGACAGGCAACGTGATTTGGTATTCGCAGCCTTGGCACGAAGGGCTGACGGATGCGCGCGGCAACTACCTGCTGCTGCCGCAGCGCATTACCTTGCTGCGGCCTGCGGCGGGGGCGCTTTTTGTGGCTGCTGGCAAAACGTGGCGGCTGGATACCGCAGGCGGCGCGCTGCAAGAAGCGCTGCCGTATGGCGCGGTGGAAGGCACGGACACGCCTCACCCGGAAACAGGCGGGGCGCTCTGGTTTTCGCCGCGCGGGCTGATCGTGGCTGACGCGCAAGGCGTGCGGGCCGTGCAGCAGGAAGCGCTCACGTTCGAGCCTGCCGCGCTGGGCGCGGCGCTGTGGCGCGAGGCGGACGGCGTGCGCGCGCAAGTGACTTCTCTGTCCACAGGCGGCGCATCTGGCGCAGCGCCTGGCAGCCAGGCCGGGGCCGTGGCGCTGATGTGCGCAGAGGTAATCAGGAAGGGTAATCCATGAACGAGATGAATAACGCATTGCGTCTGGCTGGCGGCGTGACGTACGCGCTGGCGCACTACAAGGCAGACGGCGCGCTGGCCTGGCGCGCTTCGCTGCACAACTTGATGCCCATGCAAGGGCGCAACTATCTGCTGGAAGCCGCCTTCAAAGGCGGGCCGCAGGTGTCGCAGTGGTACGCGGCGCTGTATGAAGGCGATTACACGCCCACGGATGACGTGACGGCGGCCACGGTTGTCCAGCTGGCGACCGAATGTACGGCCTACGACGGCACAAGCCGCCAGGGCGTTCAGTTCAGCGCCGTCAGTGATGCGGCGCTGGATAACACGGCGTCAAAAGCGTCGTTTGTGATGACCGCCCCGAAACAGATCAGAGGGCTGTTCATGAGCAGCGTGCCGGTGCGCGGCAGCAATGCGGGTGTGCTCGCTTCAGTGGTTCGCCTGCCGTCGCCCAAAGAGCTAGGCGTAGGCGACCGGCTGGAGGTGACGGTGCGGATGGCGCTGGTGTCGCTGTGATTTTTCGAGAGGAGAGAAGATGAAAATTTCAACTGGTTTGGCAGACGCCCTGTTGTCCAGCGCGCCGCTGCGCACGGCGCTCAACGGCGGCGAAATCCGCTTGTACTCCGGGGCCGAACCCGCCACGGCGGATGACGCCGTGGGCGCGGCGGTGCTCATTGGCACGTACAAGGCCAACGGCGCGGGGCTGACGTTCGAGGCGGCCTCGTCAGGGGGCATTCTTGCCAAGGCCGCCTCCGAAGTTTGGGCGGGCGATACGGTGGCCGCCGGAACGGTGACATGGTTCCGCCATGTGCTGCCCACGGATGACGGCGCGCAATCCACCACGGCGGTGCGCATCCAGGGCAGCTACGGCTTGGTTGGAACGGATATCGTGGCGGCCAGCAACATCTACGGCTCCGGCGTGAGCTTGCAGCCGCTGGAGAGCTACAACATCCGCATGCCGCTGCGCTCATGATTCAGAACGCTGCATGACGCCAGAAGTATCCGCCGTCATTTTGTCGGCGCTGCCTGTGCCCGCCGAAAGGCAAGCGCCCGGCTGCGTCACGCTGGCGCACGTGAGCCGCTTCGACTCGGCCAGCGGGCTGTTGGATGCGCGCCTGGCCGCCATTGAGCGCGTGCGCACGCCCTGGTTCTTTTTCTGGGATGACGACGACGATTTGCCCGCCGATTTCGCCAGTGTGCTGCATGACTGCCTGCAAGCGGGCCGTCAGCAGGCGCTGGTTTACACGGATGAAATCATCCGCACGCCCGACGGTGAACGCCTGCGGCGCTCCGCCCCTTATTCGCAGCAGGCGCATTTGCAAGACATGATGCTGGTACACCACTTGGCGCTGTGCCGCACGCAGGCGGCGCAGGAGGCAGCTCGCTCGCTGCCGCGTGGCGTGTACGGTGTAGAACCCATGCTGTATTGGCAAATGGCCAAGCATGGCGCGGCTTATGTGCCGCGCACAGGCTATATCTGGAACGCGGACGGCGGCATGCACTTGCGCGCCGACGTTCGCATCGGCATGGTGCAGTCCATGCACTGGTGCGGGGAGAACCCCTGATGGCCACGCTGGGCTGGTATCAAAACGGGGTGTTTTCTTTCCCCTCAGAGCCTCCTGCCACGGTGTGGGCGGGGGTGTCTGGCATCGACCACCCGGAAGCAGTCCTCATCGGGGCGGCCGTGGGCGCATCCGGCGCGGTCACTTGGACGCACGAGTGGACGCCTGCGCCCGGACTGTGGAATGTCGAACCGCCGAAAGTGGAGGCCGCTGGAGCGGTCGTCAAGATCAGTTTCGACGCTTTCGCTTCCGCGCCAAGCATGCATGGGACAAATGGAACCTTGTTGTTGCGCGCCAGAGATGACGATGGCGATTTTGGAGACCGCCTGCGTGTGGCCTTTTGGGGTAGACGGGATACATGGCATCCGCAGTCCGACGCGCACATGGGCAACTACGGCGGCGTGATGTGGGATGTCGTCAGTGGTGGAGCGCTCCCGCCGCCTGATTTTTGGACGCAGTTCACGCACACGCTGGAAAGCCCCTGATGAATAACTACGGCACGCATTTCCCGAACAACCGCGACGGCGGCGTCAGCGGGCCGGGCCGCACAAAGGCGCGTTTCTTGCAGTCTGAATTGCCTGGGCTGCCCTTTGCCAGCGCGCGGCGCAAAAGCGCAGACGGCATGACCGAGATCACGGCGCGCAAGCGCGGCGACGGCTTTACGGAAGTGCGCTTGCAACAGCAAGAGGCTGAGTGGACGCAAGATGCGTGGGTGGTGAATACGCGCGACTGGTTCGACAAGGATACGCTGCGCACGCACTCGCGTCTCAAATCTCGCAAACCCAAGCCCGGCAGCAGCGAAACCCCCATGTGGCGCGCCTGGCAAAACTTGCCTCAGCCGCTTGGAATGCTCGACCCGGCGGCAACGGTACAGCGCGGTGGGGTGTTTTCAATGGGAGGGAATGGGCGGGTGTTTGTCAGTGCGCCTGTTGCCAAGAGCTATGTGTATGACGCATGGGAGTGGCGTTTCCTCAATTTGGGCGGCGTTTACAACTTGGCGCACGCGCGCGCAAAAGCCCGCGAGCAAGCCGCGCTTGCGCCTCCCGGATACCACGGTACAGCCTGCGTGGAACGCGCGCATGGCATCTGGGTAGGAGCGCCTGGCGGAGCGATGCGGAAGGTTGGGCAGGTGCAAGTGGCTTCGTTTTCCGCCTTCGACACGGACGGCGGACACAACGGTTATCGCGGGCTGGGGCTGCCTACGCTTTTTGAAGGCATGCGTTTCCAGAATGAACTGGTTGGAACCGTCGCATTTGTGGATGGCGCGCGCTGGCGGGGGCGATATGAATCGGCCGTCGCCTACAGCGCCATCAATGAACAGGGCTGGCATGTAGCGCGCGTGCGGGTGTTTGATGCCAACGGATGGCACATCGAGGCGGATGTCGCCGCTGATGCAGATAGCTCGTGGACAGTGGCAGGGTTTTGGCGGCTGGGGCCGGGTCGCCTGATGCTGCATGTAGCCGGTGTTTATCCGGTGGGTATTGAGGGGCAGCAGCAGGCCGGATGGCCGCCCGCTGGGCCAGACAAGGGCAACCGTTGGCGTTTCTCTGGACATCGAGGGCCGAGCGTGAAAAATCCTGCGCACTGGCTGGCATTAAGTGATGATGGCGGGCGCAGCTGGCGGCGAGCGCCAGAAAACGCTCTGTTGGCTCCTATCAATGATCTGATGCGCCGCGTGGCGGCTGGCGAAGTCGTGGCGGATTGGCGAACATTGCATCATTACAGCTTCTCTATGAGCGTGGCTCCTGTGTCTCGTAGCTCATGCTTTGTGGTTGCCAGCCGAACGGAAGTCACCCCAGGCGGGTTCTTGGGCACCGACACGTCGCGCTGCTTGCTCAATGCCGCAACTGGCGGCGTATCGAATCTGGCCCAGGTGTGGCCTGCTGAAGCGCATCAGGCGCGCAATCTGTGGCGCATGGCGGCAGCGTTCAATTTGCCGCCCAAACAACCTGGGCACCCGCTTGGAGTTGGTATGGTCACCAGTTCGCGCCTATGGGCATCCAATTACAACGACTATCTCAATGACCCATGCGATGTGTGGGTGTCGGCAGATGGAGCGGCCAGTTTTCAGCGTGTCGGATCGCTGCCATCGCGCCTGTGGTCGTGTTCCACCCCGCGCGCGCTGACGGCAGATGCGGTGCATGTGGTGGATGTAAGCGCGCGTCCGCCCCTGATGGTAAACGCGCTTATCCAAGATGGGCGGCATTGGCGGTGGCGGCAAACGGCTGCCAATCTTGGGGTTTTTCGCATGTATATCCAGCAAGCGCCCGTTTATTACCCAAATGCGCTGGATGCGTATGTGGAAGCCAATGGCGTGAATCCGAGCGCTTATGTGCCCGTGCATGCAAACGGGAATCCCACGCCGCACGCCCCTTGGTTGAGCGATGACAGAAAGGAGGCCCCGTGAGCCGCCGCAACAACACGCTGCATAGGCTAGGGCGGGTATATGGCGTGCCAGGCAGGACGGCCAAGGCCCCGCGCCCAGGTTATTACATCTATCAGACGGTGCGCAAGCGTGTATGGAAACCGCTGCGCGCAAATGACACAGGCACGCAGGACGGCAACGCCTACGATCCAAGAAACCGAGTGGTGCAGATAGAAGGCGAGTGGGTATGGGAAGAGCGTATTGAGCGCGTTTACGTACCGCCAGAAGCAGGGCAAGAAGCTATCCCTGCACGCTCCTGGGAAGACCCGCCGCGCGGCTGGAACGCTTTTGCACGTTCCATCGAGGCCATAGACACGCTTGGCTGGGGCGAGTTCAGCGTGCCCAATGGGGTGACGGGCGTGGCCTGCGGCCTTTCGGCCTATCTGCAAGACCCGCAGCAGGGCCTTGGGCACATCGTGCACGGCCTGCGCCTGACAGGCAACCACGCCTACAGTTTGCTGGACGGAGCGGATTTGGGCAGCTACACCGCCGCTGACGTCTGGCGCGTGCGCGCCACGCATGGCGAGGTGCAGATTTCGCGCAATGGCGCTGTGGTGAAAACGGAGCGGCGCGCGCTGCCTCTGGTGCGCTTTTATCTGGCCGCGTCGCTGTACTGGATAGGCGATATCGTGTTCAACCCGCGCGTGATGACCGAGCGCGGGGGGCAGGGCGAGCTGACCCTGCCCGCATTGCTGCTTCAGGGCGGGAGCACGACTTTCGGCTGGGGCCATGTGCAGCTGCCGGCGCTTCAGTTGCAGGCGCGGCTGCAAACGGGCGCGCACATGACGCTACCCGCGCTGCAAATGCGCGGGGCGCAGCGCGGCAGCGCCAGCGAAGCGCACATGAGACTGCGCCCGTTGCGGCTGCAAGCCACGGCGGGCTGGCATGCGGTGCAGCAGACCACGGCCATGATGCGCCTGGGCGCGCTGGTGATGGCGGGCGTTGCGGTGCGAGCGCCCATCGCGGAGGGCGATTTCGCCTTGCCTGCGCTGCAAATGCAGGGGCTGGATGGCAAGCGCGCCAGCGGCAGCTTGCGCATTGGCCCCTTGCGGCTGCGCGCCCAAGCGCGAGCGCACACGCAAGCGGAGTGGGAAGAGGCCCTGTGGGCACCAGCAGGCATCAGCGGCCAGGCCGTGGCTCTGTTGGTGCTGGCAGGCGGACTGCGCATCGGCGTGACCTGGGCGGCGCAAACGCTGCTGGACGCCGCCCTGCAAGAGAGTGTGCGGGCCACAGATGGCTGGGCGACGCAGGCTTTGGCGCAGGCCATCATGGAGATTCTCGTCAGCGCTGGCGGCGCAGCGCCAGTTCCGAGTGTGTCGTACAGCCACGTTTGGAATCAAACCACGGGCGCGGCCAGCCGCTACAGCGTGGGCTTTAACAGCTACGCGCGCATCGGCGGGCGCTACTTCGGCGCGAACGGGCGGGGGGTGTGCCTGCTGGCAGGCGATAGCGACGCGGGCCAGCCGATTGACGCCGCCGTGGGGCTGGGAGCGCCCGATCTGGGAACGCCGCAGCTCAAAGCCATCAGCGAGTGCTACGCGGGCATGAGCGGCAGCGGGCACCTGTATCTGAAAGTGAGCGCGGGCGGGCGGGAATACGTGTATCGCACCCGCGCCTTCAACTCGCAAATGATGCAGCAGCGCATTGACCTGGGGCGTGGCTTGCGCGCCAATGTGATTGGGTTGGAAATTGTGAACCAGGACGGCACGGACTTTGAGCTTGCCTCCGTGCAGTTCCGGGTGATTGAACTGTCAGGCAGGAGAGTGCAGACATGAGCGTATCAGCCACGCCGGTTTTCAGCGGCGGCCCCGCCAAGGTGGTCGATAGCGTGATGGGCAAGATGTGGGATACCGCCAGAGAGAAGAGCCAGGCTTCGCAAGCCATGAGCCGAGCGGCGCTGGCGCTGGTGAATGGAGCGCCGCAAGTGCAGCCGCCCGTGCCTGTGCATGTCTCCAAGCCACGGGAGCCTGTGCTGCCGCAAGACCCCGATCAGGCTGATCGCGCTGAAACGCTATTTCGTACCTTGTTTCCTGAAATCTACGACCGGCTGATCAAAGGCTTCACGGACTTCATCGACAAATATTTCCCCCCGCCGCATTGCCATGAGGCCGCCTTGCGCTGGTGTTGCCGTGCCATCAACGAGGGCGGCACGGGCATACGCGCCAGCGTAGAGCGGCAACTGTGGGAGCGAGACCGCGCACGAATTGCCCGTGAGTTCGAGCGCCAGCAGCAAGCCGCAGCCAGCGAGTGGGCGGCCAAAGGTTACCCCATGCCGCCCGGCGCGCTGGCCGCGCAGGTGGCGCAGATGCGGGTCGAGTCTGCGCGCGAGCTGTCAGCCAGCAGCCGCGAGATCGCTATCAAAAGCTTTGAAACGGAAATCGAGAACATCCGATTTGCAGTGCAGCAGCTGCTGGACTGGCACAAGGCGGCGCTGGATGCGGCCATCCGCTATATCAGCGCCCTGGCATCCAGCGCCGACGCCGCCGCCAAAGTGGCCACGGCCATCTCGCAAGCGCAACACAACCTGGCCAGCGCCCTTGTGCAGCTATACACCGCGCAGGTCAATGCCGAAGAAATGGTCGCCCGCGTGCAAATGCAGCAAGCCGACCTGAAGCATCGCGCCGAGAAAACCAATGTAGAGACGTTCATGGCCGCCATTGATGCGCGCGTGAAAGTGGCGATGGCGCACGCCCAGATGCTGGGCATGCAAGCGGCTGCCGGGCTGAACGCCATGAACGTGCAAGCGTCGATTTCCGGGTCGGGGCAAGACATTTACCACCATAACGCCGACTGATAGCGGACTGCGCCTATCAGAGCTTTTGCGCCAATTCAGCCGCCGTCGGGTTCACGTAAATAAGTGCATGTTTCGGGTCGCGCCAGCCAAATACTTTACAGAATTCAGGAAAGGATAATTTGCCGGGCTGGCCAACCGTTCGCCCAATGCGGGTAGCCGCCGTATGACGCGAATCATGAAAGCGAAACCCATCCAGCCCGGCCTGCTGGCGCGCACGTCTGAATAGCGCATCAACAGACGCCGAATTCACCTTCACCACGCGCTCGCGGTCCAGCGGGCGCAGGGCCTCCAGCAGCCGCTGCGTTTTGCGAGAAAACGGCACATCCCGCGCATCGCCGTTTTTCGTTTCCGTGAGCGTCACCCAGTTTGCATGCACGTTTTGCCAGCGCAACCCCGTGATTTCTGATTGGCGCATCCCGGTTCGCAGCGCCAGCAAAAACACGTAGGCCACCATCTCGCGCGTGGACTGCGGCGCATGGCCTGGCCGGTAATGCAGCGCCCGCAGCATGGCCCGCGTCTCCTGCCACGTAATCACGCGTTCGCGCGGCTTGTAGTTTTCAGGCGTGCGCACATCTGCCAGCGGGTCGCCTTTGAGCCAGCCCCATTCCTGCCGTGCGGCCGCCAGCACGGCAGAGATCAAACCCCTTTCACGCGCCACCGTCCCCGCAGAAACGGCCTTCAGGCGCTCGCGCTTCCACGCGTTGAAATGGTCAGCCGTGAGCTTTGCCAGCGGCAGCGTGACGGGCAATTGCGATTGCAAGGCTTCCAGGCGGATGCGCTCCCACCGCTCGCCTTTGTGCGTGGGGGACACCTCTTGCGCGTAGCGGCGCATGGCGTCTCCCAGCGTGCGCACTTCACCCGCGCGTCCAGTGGATTCCAGATTGAGTTCCAGCGTGCGCCTCGCGGCCCAAAGCTCCGCCTCGCGCTTGGTCGCAAACGTGCCGCTTTCGCGCCTGCCCCTGACTTTGATCTGGATGCCCCAGATGCCTTTGCCTCGCTGTTTTGCCGTTGCCATTGCGCCATCCGTTGGGCCTTTTTTGGGCCGCAAGTTTGGATTGAGTAAGAAAACGGCATAAAAAAAGCCGCCCGAAGGCGGCAATCTTAGAGGGAGCGGATGATTTTTTGATAAACCAAATTTGGTTTGTGGTGCCCGGGGCCGGACACGAAGTGTCAATATGAATCAACAGATTGCGCCGCTTCGTTGGGCCTATATTCGCCCTGCCCGGTCTGCATCCCATCGCAGCACATCCGCTTTGCGCCAGCGCGTGCCGGCCGCTCGCCGGGGTAGACGGCCTTGCCGTTCCCAGTTGTAGATGGTTGGCGGCGTGACCTTGTAGTGTGCCGCAAGGTCGGACGCGCCCCAAAGCTCGCCGCTGGCATTGGCCGCCGCCAGCGAGGCTTTTTCGGCGGCTTTGTCCAGCATGGTTTGCAATTGCGGCACGGTCAGTTGGATAACGACGAGTTCGCTCATGGTGTGTTTCCTGTGGTCAAAAAAGCCCGCCGGGTCAGGGCGGGCTGGTGTGGTTTGTGTGGCGCTTGCTGCG